CAGTACAACAAAAACTACTCGCGGATGCGCTACATCGTTAATAACTTTCCTGGCCTGATTACCAAAATCTGTGCCGATATGCTGTTTGGCCGGCCGCCGACCATATCCATGCCGGAGGGTGCCAACCACGACAATAACGCAGGGTGGCTGGAGTCATGGATTCATGACAGCGACTTCATGACCACTTGCTACGAATCGGCGATGACCGCTAGCTACAAAGGCGATACACTATTTAAGCTGCGCGTTGGTGTGCTCAATGACCCAGAAAATTCCAGCGTCATCGTCGAGCAAGTCCAGCCGGATTTCTTTTTCCCAACGCTTGACCCGCTCAACACCACGGCAGACCCCAAGCAAATGGAGATTAGCTTCGTCATCGAAATCGGCGCCGACAAATACCTCCGCAAGGAAATCCACACCGCCGGCCTGATCGTCAACGAGCTATGGAAGCTCAACGGCAACAAGATTGTCGGGCGCGTACCGCTGTCGCTGCTTGGCGACCCACAGCTCCAAGACGAGGAACAGACTGGCATCAACCGGTTGCTGCTGGTGCATTGCCCGAACTGGAAGGATGGGCGCACCTATTTCGGCAATGATGACTACCAGGATTTGTCAACGCTGTTTTACGCAATTAACAACCGCTTTAGCCGCATCGACAACGTGCTCGACAAGCATACCAACCCGATTTTGGCCATCCCCGAAGGCATCTTGGACGAGGAGGGCAAGGTGCGTCGCGAGCATCTCGACCTGTTCGAGATGGGGCAGGATGGCAAAAAACCGGAATATGTTGTCTGGAACGCTGAGCTGCAAAGCGGCTTCTCTGAAATCGACCGGCTGATGCAGTCACTCTACCTATTCTCGGAAATCTCGCCGGACGCATTTGGCCAGATTGAAAAGGGCGCCGCCGCCAGTGGCCGCGCGCTGAAATACCGCATGATGCGGACTGTGGCTAAGGTCAACCGCAAAAAGCTCTACCTCGACCGGGCAATCAAGGAAGTGGTCTACCTGGCACAACTCTTGGCGCTTGAATATAACGTAAAGGCGCTAGGCGATACCTTCACCGGGGCGGCGGCGATCCCCAGCATTGATTGGGCTGACCCCATCCCGCAGGATACCTACGAACAGGTGCAGGAGGAGGAGTTGCGGCTGGCCAGTGGCAACCAGTCGCTGCTTGATTCGATTATGAACATCGACAACCTCAGCGAGGAGGAGGCTACCGAAAAGCTGACGGCAATTCTGGCCGAGAAAAAGAAGCTCAACCCGCCAGTGCCAGTGCCGACAATCCAATTCCCAGGTGGCGCCGCACCCCCCGCTGACCCCGACAACGCCGCCGCCCAGGGAGGCGCTACGCCGCCCGGCCAAAACCCGACGCGCACCGATCCATTTGGCACCAACATAACGCCGCCGGTCACCGGCAAAGCTACGCCGCCCGGCACGGGAGGGTAGGATGCAGTTTACCAACTCCGGCACCGGTGCTAATCCATACTCCACCCACACCTTCTATTTCCATATTGGGGTGCTGGAGCCACCGCCGCAGCCGCCGGCAATCCCCGAAAGCATCGAGGAAATTGAGCGCGAACTGGACATCATCCGCGGGGCGGTTCCGACGCCAGAAGGGTATGTGGTCAATAAGGCTAAGGCCAAGGTATTGATGCGGCGCTTGGCCGAGCTACGCCGGGGAGCTTAGGTGGCAACGGCACTATTCCCCAAGCGAGTTGACCTCAACGACGCCTCAATCGCGGAGCTTACGGAGCTATTCAACGATTCGGCCGCCGACCTGCAAGGCTATATCCTGCTGCTCGGCGGGGTGCAGCTCGCCAAGGGCAATGTCGCCCACGTCCGGGCGCTCATCCAGCAGCGCCTTGAAAAGCTTGGTGTCGATGCTGGCAACTGGATTTCCAAAAACGTGCCGGCACAGTATGTCCGCGGCATGGCCGACGCTGCCGCGCAGCAATCACATTTCGGCCAAGATGCGGCGGCTGCCACGATCATCGGGCTAGCCTCGAAAACAGCTACCGCAACCAAGACACCAATCGACATCACCCAGGTGCCGGAGGTGGGGGAGGTGACCCAGGCCGATGCCGCGCTCCACACCAGCGCCGTCCAGACAATTATGGACAGCATGGGTGCCAATTTCGAATCCTCGATTGCCGCAATGGCCAGGAGCGCCGACCAGACGATTAGCTCAATCCAGGCACTCGACATCCGCCGCACAATCGCCCTAGCGGCCGATGCCGGCGCGGACGTAGCCAGCATTAGCGCCCAGATTGCTGACCTGCTACAGGAAAATGGTATCTCGGCGTTAGTCGATGCGGCCGGCCGGGCATGGGCGCCTGACACCTACGCCAATATGCTGGTGCGAACGCAGCTTATGATTGCCCGCAATTCCGGCATGATGAACGCCCAAACCGCCGTCGGCAACGATTTGGTCGAGGTGTCCAGCCACGGAGCCACCGACGTCTGTGGCGATTGGGAGGGCGAAATCCTGTCGATTACCGGCAACACACCTGGATATTCGACCGTTGACGAGGCTACCGACGACGGATTATTCCATCCAAACTGCCAGCACTCACTCGATTCGGTCGACCCCGACCAATACCCGACCGGCAGTTGATTTTTTAGAGCCAGCCAGTATATGATGCTTTCAAGACCAAGCTAGCATCGTCAGCGAATGACGTAAAACATCGGAGGCAAGGTATTATGAAGCACAAGCTACTATTCGAAGGCGACGCAGGTGGAGCAGCACCGGCCGCCACCCCGCCAGCCGGAGGTGACAATCCGGCACCGGCAAAGGATAAGCCGGCAGACCCCAAGGGGCAACCGCCAACGCCTCCGGCGCCATCTGACAAACCATCAGTGCAGTTGACAAAAGAACAGCTCGAAGCAGCGTTTGAACACCCCCGCTTTAAGGAACTCAGCGAGACGGCTCAGAAGTACAAGAAACTTGCCGCCGAGGTAGATGCGGCCAAAGAAGCCCAGCTCAAAGAGGATGGCGAATTCCAGCAGCTAGCAGAAAAAAAGCAGCAGGAACTTGACCAGATGCAAACGGCGGTGGTAAGCGCGGAGATCAAGGCCGAGGCCGCAAGGCTTGGCGCCGTGAACCCAGGGATAGTCGCCCAGGCGATTGACCGTGCTGGAGTTGAGTTTAAGGATGGCGTCGTTTCCGGCACCACCGAAGCTGTCGAAGCGCTGAAAAAGTCAGACCCGTACCTATTCACTGAAGCTAATAAACCGCCGCCGCGGGTAGGGAATCCCACGAATCCCGGCCAGCCTAACAACACTGGCACCAGGTTTACGATGACCCAAATTCGAGACCCCAAGTTTTACCGCGAGCACGCCGCTGAAATCAGGAAGGCGGTCGCCCAGGGTCTTGTTGACAAGGACAGCTAGACACTCGCCCGGCAGAAAGGTAATCGACGACCATGCCATACATGGATAATACCGCCGATGCCGCGTTTATTCCGGTCATCATTTCGAACGAAGCGCTTGGTGCGTTTGGCTCGTATATGAACCTAGCAAAGACTGTGTCTTTGAATTGGGATTGGACTAGCGCGACGCAAGGCGCAACATTACAAATCCCGAAGCGGGGGGCGCTGACCGCGAACTCCAAAGCTTCTAACTCCGCCGTCACGGTGCAGAACCCGACTGCCACCGAAATCCCGGTGACCCTCAACCAGCATTGGGAGGTGTCCTTTGGTATCGACGATGTGACGGCCGTATTGCAGAACCAAGATACCCTCGCCGGCTACGGCCAGGACGCCGCGATTGCGCTGGCGACCGAGGTGGAGAGTTACCTGGCGGCGCAGTACGCAGGGTTGTCGGCCACGCCGATCACCTTTGACCCGACCAGTACCACTACGATTGATAACGCCGTGCGTTCGATTCGTAAGTACTTCACCGACCAGAAAGTGCCGAAGCTGGAGCAGCGTAACGTGTATGTGTCGTCTGGCATCTACAACAATATGCTCTCCGTGCCGCAGTACGTTCAGGCGCAAAATATCGGTTTGATGACGCAGAGCGACAATGTTCCGTTGGTCAGCGGCGCTGTGTTGCCGGTCTATGGACTGATGTTTTGGGAAAGCCAGTTGGTGGTCGAAACGGGTACCACCCCGACGATCGTTGACCATGCCATTGCCTACACCCAGAACGCCTTTGTGCTGGCCGCCCGGCCACTGCCGAAGGTTCCTGAAGGCTTTGGCGCTGTTTCCGAGGTTGTGCAGGACGAGGATGTCCAAATGGGCTTCCGCACCGTTTCCAGCTTTAACCCCAGCATGACGGCCGTGCAGATCACGCTTGACGTGCTGTTCGGTGCCGCCGCACTCGATACCCGGCGCGGTATCGAGGTTGACTACACCCACGCCTAAGAGCAGGGGTAGCTCACCGCATCTGGCCGCCTTTATGGCGGCCTTTTGCGTTGTGGTACAATACGGGTAACTAGCAATTAAAAAAGGTTTATCATCATGCCATACATCAAGAATCCTGACGGAAAAATCTGCTTAGCACTTGACCCGGAAGTCGCCGGGCTGGAAGCTGCTGGCTGGAAGCTGCTGGACGAAGCCTCCGAAGCGGCCTACCGCGACGAGCTAAACAAAAACCAAGAATTGACCAGCCACGACGCGCAGGAAAAGGCGCGGGTTGAGGCCGGCGTCTATGATGTTCCGGGCTTGCAGGCTGGAACCGCCGCTGCGCCCGAAGCCGCCGCCGCACAGGTCAGTGAGCCTACCGCGCCTGCTGAGACCGGCACCGAAACTGATACCAAGGGCGATGCCAGCACTGAGCCGCAGACCCCAGTTCCGACCGCTAGCGCCCCCGAAACCCCGGCCGACCCGGCGCCTTCTACCCCTAGTGAAACCCCGGCCACTCCGGAAGCCCCGGCGCCAGACGCCGGTACCAGCGAGCCTACCGCGCCCACTCC